CGTTGGAATGACGAGAGCCAAGAATATCTTGGACATCGTCGAGGGTCACAATGGATTTAAACTCAATTAGCAGAGGATTAGCATGAAAAAGGAATACGACAACACCAACTCCGGGATGCTCGCTCGTAACAAGCGCAAGGAGAAGCCCACCCATCCCGAGTACACCGGCACCATCAACGTCGAAGGCGTCGAGTTCTGGATGTCCGCATGGGTGAAGGAGGGAGGTCCAGGATCAAAACTCGAAGGCCAGAAATACTTCTCGATCGCGATCAACCGCAAGGACGAGCCGCCTAAGGCTCCGTCGCCCGGATCGCCGAAGGAATTCATCGATGACCTACCATTCTGACCGCCATGTATCCGCGCATAGAGAATCCGAAGGTGTTGGTGATCGATACGGAGACCACTGGTTTAAAGTGGTGGAAAGACCGCATTTTCGGGGTCTCGCTGTGTACGGAGACCGAAGATACATGGTATTTCGATGTTCGAACGGATCCTCGATTTATCGACTGGTTAAATGACCTGATCGATGCGAATCCGCGCACGAAGTGGGTCGGACATAATCTGAAGTTCGATTACCATTTTCTGCGCGAGGCGGGGGTCATCCTGCCTGAGGATCGAATCGACTGCACCATGATCCGGGCGGCGCTGATCAACGAGCATGAACCCACCTATGAACTCGACTTCTTGGCTCGCAAGTACGCCAACACCCGCAAGGAGACCGAGATATACGAGGAGATGGCCGGGTTGTTCGGTGGTAGGGCCACTCGGAACGCCCAAATGCCCAATATCCACCGCGCACCGGCAGAAATGGTGGCAAAATATGCGAAGCAGGATGCACTGGCGACGATGAAGCTGTTCCAGTGGCAGGAACCCCGCATGACCGAGATCGCCAAGGTGCACGATCTGGAGCGGAGGCTCATGCCTGTTATAATTCGGATGGAAGAGGGCGGCGTGCGGGTGGACGTCGATCGGGCCGAGGAGGCGGTCGAGAGGCTCTCCGTTCGCATCGAGCAGGACCACCGGGCCTTGAATACCCTCGCGGGATTCGAGGTCAACCCGAACCCTTCCGGATCGATCACGAAGCTATTCGAGCCGAAGTTAGGATCGGATGGTGAATGGTATTTGAATGACGGCACGAAGGCGGATAAGACTGATGGGGGTAAGGCATCGATAAACGCAGACTGTCTGCGCCGCATGAAGCACCCGGCGGCGAAGATGATACTCGACCTGCGCAAAATGCTGAAAACCCGCGATACATTCTTATCCGGCCACATCTTAGGACATCACAATGAAGGCGTCATTCACTGTAACTATAACCAGACGAAAAATGATGCGGAGGCCGGAACTGGTACCGGCAGACTCTCAGTTACCAATCCAGCGCTCCAGCAGATCCCTAGTCGTGACCAAGAGATCAAGTCCTTGGTACGTCCTATTTTCCTTCCAGATGAGGGCGCAAGATGGCTTGGAATGGATTGGTCGCAGTTCGAGTTTCGCGTGGCTAACCATTACGGCCAAGTACCGGCCATCATCAAGGCGTACCACGACAACCCGAACCTCGACTTCCACCAGCTAGTATCCGATATGACCGGCATTCCCCGGAACGCGCAGTATGCGGGTGGGCCGTCATCGAAAGCGATCAATCTGGGTCTTGCATTCAACATGGGTGCCGGGCGTCTCGCGCAAGAGATCGGGCTACCTTGTGCCGAGGAGACGATGGACGATGGGCGAGTGTTTGTCAAACCCGGCCCCGAGGCGCTTGCGATCTTCGAGAAGTACCACGCGGCGAATCCTGGAATGCGCAATATGCAGCAAAAGGCGTCGGCGATCGCTCGGCAGCGGGGTCACGTGATGACCATGATGGGCCGTCACATCCGGTTCCCGGGCGGGCAGTTCACGCACAAGGCGTCGGGTCTGATTTACCAAGGCACCAGCGCTGACGCGATGAAGGTGAAGCTCATTGAGATCGACCGATATCTGACCGAGCGTGATGCGGGACGATTGCTGCTGACCGTGCACGACGAAGTCGGTATATCGCTCGAGAAGGACGCGAATCCCGACGCGATCGCCAAGATCTACACCACGTTCGATGGCGTCGATTGCGAGATGAAGTTCAGGGTGCCGATCACCTGCGACTGGGGTATCGGCGGTAACTGGTACGAGGCGAAAGGGTGACACTACGTTACCGGTAGCACTATGTTATAATGTATGTTCTAACGTATAGAGGAGTAGTATGAGAATCGATATGACTATGGATGGCATGTGGGGATCGTGTGGCAAAGGCGGCGTGTCCGGCTGGCTCGCGAAACGGTATGCATACGACACCGTGGTGTGTTCATATGGCACGCAAGCGGGTCACACGTATAATGACCGCGCCCGGGGTCTGAAGATGATGGTGCAGCAGCTGCCGGTCGGAGTGTCTGGCCCGTCGGTGAACACGGTCATGCTCGGCCCGGGATCGCTCATTCACGCGGGTACCCTGCAACGAGAGATCGACAAATACATGGTCGAGGGCCAGCGGTTGGTGATCCACGAACACGCAGCGGTGGTGACGGATGAGCATTCTGAGCGTGAGAAATCACTCGGCATGACCAAAATCGGCTCGACCACCAAAGGCGTGGGGGCTGCGATGGTGGATCGCATCATGCGTGACCCGGATTCGAAAGCCGTCGCCCGGTTGGGTTTCAAGGGTCATCCGCTCGAGCAGTTCGTGGTCGATCGGTTCGAATACGACCGCATCCTGAACGAGTCGCGCCATCTGCTGGTCGAAGGTGCACAGGGGTTCGGCCTGTCAATGTACCATGGTGATTGGCCATATTGTACATCGCGTGACGTAACACCGTGGCAGATCGCGGCGGATTGCGGATTACCGTTCACATGGGCGGCAGCGATCACGGTGTGGATGGTCGTACGCACGTTCCCGATCCGAGTGAATAATCGTGATGGTACGTCTGGACCTGCATACCCCGGGCAGAAAGAGATATCTTGGGGCGATCTGGGACTAGAGCCTGAACTGACTACAGTGACCAAGCTGCCGCGTCGCATCTTCGAATTCTCGGACGCGCAGTACAAGCACGCGATGCTACACTGTGCGGGACTCTCGACGAAAGTCGTACTCACATTCGCGGATTACTGTGGCGAGGATACGCTGACCAACATCATCCGTCAGATGAATTTATCGAACTTTGGACCAGATTACCTGTGCTTCGGGCCGGATGATGCAGACATTAGGGAGATTGAATATGCCGATTTTTGAAGCGCTCGGTTATACCGACGAGATGAACCCACTACCGTGGAGGAAGAGTGAAGGCAATCCCGCGCTACTCTTGGACGCCAACGGGCTACCGGTTGCAGATTTCGAGACGCGTGACCTCTATAAGGGTGTCACCGGATCGTGTGATATCAATGCCGATTTTGTACTACGTGCCGTTTCGGCCTATCATAAAAGAGTTGGTGCCGACATCAAGCAATTGCAGGATCGTATCGTCGATTGGGCTGATCAGAACTTTCCCAATCGGACTACTGCCGATATCCTGCTTAAATTATATGAGGAGCTTGGAGAGTACGCACGCGACCCTAAGAGTGCTCCTGAATTCGGGGACATTATGATCCTGCTGCTGGATGTCGCACGCATGAATGACATCGACATACAGAAAGCGGTGAATGACAAGATGGACATCAACGAGCAGCGAACATGGCGAGTGGATCCGAACACGCGAATCATGAGGCATGTATGAAAGCGAGTGAATGGCTGCGTGCGTCGTACACCAAGCGGTGGACGATAGTGAATACGTCGCGCACCCAGACGATCGCTGAACACTCGTTCAACGTCGCGGGCATTGCAGTTCGCATCGCGGCGGCGATCGGATGGAACGGGCGGTTTCATCACTCGGATCAACTGGATCTGATGTCTTGGGCTTTGATGCACGACATTGTCGAGATCTATACCGGCGACATCCCGACCCCATTCAAGCGTGCACTCGAGGCGAATGGTGCGAAGATGCTTGCCGCTGAAGAGCAGTTCCTGAAGGAGTATGGTGGAATGTGTCGTCGTGCGGAAGGCACCGTATACGGCGTAATCGTGAAATTCGCGGATATCCTGGAAGCGATCTGGTTCTTAAAAGATCACGGTGTGGGCATCCATGCCAAGGAAGTGCTCACCGGTCTGTACGACACCATGTACGACATGATCGATAAATACGAGAAGGAGCATCTCGACCTGAACATTCGGTCAGGGATGTTCGAGGTTCGAAAGGAGATGGGCCTATGAAATGTATTAAATGCGGCAAGCCCACTCATGTACTGATGACTTACAACAACGCCGATAACACCGTACGCCGTCGGCGCGAGTGCAAATCACCGAAGTGCCAATTCCGATTCACTACTAGAGAGAAGACTCATGACGGACATCAAAAAGACGCTAAGTGACCGTGCAGAAAAGTACGGCGATTTTCGCTACCACGCCGAATTATCGGTGCATTTTAAGAAGGTGATGCACAAAGGCCGGTCGTGGCCCGAGTTATATCCGTACATGCAAGAATCGCTCGAGATGATCCAGCACAAAATCGCTCGGATTCTCAATGGTGACCCCAAATATATGGATTCGTGGGTAGACATAATCGGGTACGCCCAGTTGGTGGTCGATCGCCTGAAGCAGGACGAGGTGTCCCGCGAAATCCGGGCGGCGTTCGAGGAGGTGGAGATATCGGTCGAGGATCTCGGACGGTCGAGTGTTAGCAGCTCGACAACACCTGACCGGGATTCGTGGTAAATACTTGACAGACTATCGTACCGGTGATATAATTGGTCTTACGGGGACTTCCCGGATATAGAGAATAGAGGGTAAAATGGCAAAGTCGAAAGTAGTCATCACTGAAGACATGGTCGATGAACTGGTCACGATTCGCGAGAAGCTGCGTGCACTCGCTGCCCGTGAGAAGGAGCTGAAGGACGCCTTCCGCGATGGTGGTGCCGCGACCTATTCATCGAAGAACTGCGCGGTCGAGATCACATTCACGACGAAGTCGATCTTGGACACCGAGAAGGTCCGCGCACACATCGGTCCGAAGCTGCTGCCCGAATTCATGAAGGCCTCGGAGCAGATGAACATCAAGACGATGGAGCTTGCATAATGGAAAATATCGAAGGTACATTCACCACGAACCGCCCGGAGGTGGTTCCGTACGACACCGGCAAGGTCAAGATCGGATGCCGGTACATCCCACCGGCGGTGCCGCTGACCGACGAGGAGATGCAGGTGCAGCAGATGCTGCTGGGATCTAACCGTCACGGCGAAGATTTCTGGAACGCACACGGCGAGTGGATCATGGTGGTCGCGATCCTGATGATGTTCATTTTCTTTTTACAATAGTCGATAGAGGAGGTAGTATGGGAATGTCACGTAAAATGCGCCGCGTCTGGATGGAGAAGAAGATCCTCGAGATGGAAGCCGAAGATCTGTCCCCGGACGTCGAACTGCCGGATTTTGGCTCGATGTCTCTGGCCATGGTCGAGAAGCTGTACGACGAGTGGTTCGGCGAGGGGTCGGCCAGCCGTCTGGGGGAACTCTGCGCGTTCAACTTCGACCCGATGACCACGCAAAACACGAAAATACTTGACAAGGGTATCACACCCGTAGTATAATTCATTTTACGGTAATTTTGCCGTTATAGAATAGAGGATAGAGAAAATGAGAATCGCAACCTACAAATCCGGCGAACAAGTCGAAGTGCTGATGATCAACGGTGGGTGGTCAACCATCAAGCTCCATGGAGGGCAGAAAAAAGTGCGAAATTCCGAAATCTCGAGCGTGAAGGAAGTATCCCGCGCGACGAAAGCACCACCTAAGGCGGCACGCGAGAAGAAGCCGATCGACATCAACACCCGCAAGAATGGCAAGGTGGACTCGATCTACCTGCTGCACTACGGCGCGTCCAAGGTGCAACTCGAGGACGGTACCGTCAAGCGTGCGCTGGACTGCGGCGACGAGGTGGCATCGAAGATGCGTGGCATGACACTCGATCAGGCTTATGCCTTTGCGGCCAAGACCTTGCAGACCGACGAGAAGACACTCCGCGCCAAGTACGTGAACCTGAATCTCGGCATGCAGCGCATGAACCTCGGGAATTTGGTGCGTAAGGCCCTCCGGGGGGCTTGACAGGGTATTTTACCCGTGGTATAATCGGGGTGCTGGATTTCTGGCACCCCATAGACGATAGAGAGGACATCATGTACTACACAGTCAAGCAATTACCCGACGGACGATTCACCATCGAGCACCCAGTGGTCACATTCGTGGGCCAGTGGACGTACGACACCCGAGAGGAAGCGGCGAAGATGATCGACTGGATGGTCGCCGACCAAAAAGCCATTGCGCGTGCAGACGCCGCGTGGGATAATTTCGACCGGGAGTACGGCGATGAATAAGATCCGCATATTTACCGGTGAATTTGAGGGCGAGATGCTCTACAAAGGCACCAAGGTCCAGTTCTGGGCGCTGCGTACCGAGCGTGGTCTGCAAGCCTCGTTCGAGCAGTCGCCGGTGGCCGTGCAGTACCCGGACCTCGAACTGCTGCAAGCGCTGGAGGACATCGTCTATGGGAATGGCTGAGGTCCAAGCGGCACTAGCCGCACATGCCCCGATATCCGGCCCAGACTACGTGCCGTGGTGGGCTAAAGGCGAATACGCCCGGACCCACCGCCACGAATACGTGACCCAGTCCGGGGTCTCTGTGGTGGCCGGTGAAGTCGCCGGGAAGGCAAAGGTAGTGAAAGAGAAGATAGAGCGAGTAGTAAAGCCCGAGATCGACATTCCCGATCTTTCCTTGCCTGAGTTATGCGACAAGTATGATCTGCCGCACGACCTGTACCAATCGGCTCCGAATGGCGGCGTGGCGACGATGAGAGTGCGCAACGCGATCCGTAAATTACTCGCTGCCGGACCCATATGAGACTGATACTCACTATGTGCTTTCTGGTGTTCCTGTGGGTCGTCGGATTCCACGACGGCCACAACCCAGAGCCTGATATACAACTATGCCCAAATGGCCAACCCGCCCTGATCGACTGGCATGGCTATTGGTGCGAGGAGGTGAAAGATGAACCCAAGCCCGAACCCCGGCTGCAAGGCCTACAGCGAGAATGGCGTGACGCTTGAAGCTGGATTCTACACGCGCGGTGAGCTGGAGCAGATGATTCTAATGATCGAGTACCTCGGGCGTATGTACCCGGTGAACAATGCGCCGCCGGTCAACGCGAGTCATGAATAAATACGAAATCCTGACCTATGCAGTCGGAGTGATACATACAGGAGTGTACCTATGGGCCTTTCTGACCCGGAAAAAATGAGATTCTGCACGTCGTGTCAGGCGGTGCGTCTGATCGAAGGCGGCGTGACTCGAGAGACCACCAAGAGTCGGCGATGGATCTGCAAGTGCTGCCTCGATCGCAAGAGCGAGAGCATCTACAAGTCAGCCGCCAAAGGCCCATACATCTACTACGATCGAATAAAATGACCGATGACCACATTTACCCGCAAGGGAACATTTCAGAAATGGAATCGACCATAGAAAAGTGGATAAAAGCCAACACCGAACACCAACAATGGTACATCTGCCCTAAGTGTAGCTACCAAGCGCCACGGTTTAAAGATGAATGGAAGGATCTGACCACAGCAGAGGTAAAAGCCCTGTGGAGTGTGACTAAGAAGCCGAGCGAATTCGCCGACCTGCTGCAAGCGAAACTTAGAGAGAGGAATGCATGAACATCATCAAAAAAGCATTGAATGACGTAGGCATCAAAGTACCGATCAAGCGCCGGATCTTCAACTGGCTGCGCGACCATCCGAACAAGACGTCACGCGAAATCGCGACCGCGCTGAATGAGCGAGTCGAGTGGATCCAGACGGAACTGCGCGACATGACTACGCGCGGTATGATCAAGTCGAAACCAGTCCTGCACCGCCCTTATCGGGGGTCTGGCCGTAAATCGCTGCTCGAGTATGCGGTCGCCCTGTCCGAGTACGAGCTGCTGCCGCTACCTAAATCGGTAGCAAACGTCAAAATCGATCCCGCACCGGTCGCTGTGGTAAAATACGAGGAGCCTAAACCCGCGCCGGTACCCATCCTCGGCCAGATTGACGTCGATGCGCTGCCGATCGGCGAGGCTCGCAGGATCTACGCAAGACTACAGGAGATATTCGGATGAGCGAAATGTCGGACTTCCAAAAAGCGTTCCTCGCCAAGGGTACCCAGTCCACACTATTTACGCAGAAGGAATTCGACGAGGCGCTGGTGATCGCCAAAGCCGAAATCATGGCGATGGCGATCGAAGCGTCCAAGACGGCGGTGGTTATGGAGCGTGAAGCGTGCGCCCGGATGGTGTCCGAGTGGGCCGACGAAATGGATCTGACCCGTATTGCCGCCGCGATCCTCGAGCGAATCCCCGCCCAACGTCAATAGGAGAATCTACATGCAAAATTGCAAAGCTGCCCAGTACAATCCGAAGAACCTCTGTACCACGACCTGCCGCTGGCCCGGCCAGTGCTCGAACGCGAACAAGCCAATAGTGCAGGACGCCGTCCCCGAGGCCACGGAAGGTACCTCCGAGGCTGCAGATGCGCCGGTCGATGTGGAAGCCGCAGCCAAGCCTCGACGCGCCCGGAAGACTCGAGAGGACGCATGAGCGTGCATCTGACTACCGTGCTCACCTTGGCCTTGGCCGGAGGCCTGATCGTGACCGGCGTTATCATCTTATTAATGCTTGCGGTCTTCTGGCGCTGGCATTCGAAAAATACTTGACAGCCTATGCCACGGGTGGTATAATTTGTCTCACGGTGGATTTCACCGGATAGACGGTGGATTTCACCGGATAGACGATAGAGGATACCATGAACATCATCGAACGCATTGAAGAGCGCCTGACCGAGAACAAAGCCGGTGTCAAGACATACGGCGCATACAAGACCGCGATGGCCAAGGCAGAGGAACTGGCTGCGAAATTCGAGCAGTGGAACAACACCAACGTCGGCATGGACTACATGGTCGTGCAGCTGCCATCGAATAACCGCTGGACCGTGGTATTTAACCTGTCGGCATGGAGTGCAAAATCCAGAACAGGTACCTACCTCGGATGGTTCGCCCAAAAGGGCTTTTTCAGCATCTAATAGACGATAGAGGACAAGCAAAATGGACGTAATCATCATCGACAATAAACAGAGCGCGACCGGTACCTACTTTGAGGCAGTCTGCGGCAAGACATCCGCATACGTCTGGTATGGTAAATTCAGCGGGACAATCAACGTTTGCTGCAAAAATGCATCTAACCGGGTGTGGAAGGGCACCGGGCGCACGTTCTGGTCAGTCGATGATGCGCTGGCCGCGTATAAATCGCCGGAAATGAAAGCCATCATTCGGGCTTCGACGCAGGTATGACCATGACTGACTCTGAATTCTCGAAATGCAACGCGTGCGGAGTGATCGATTACGACGGCGACATCCCCCGGGTGGGGGACCCGTCGGCATCGGATGGGTCGCTGACCGAATGCCCATGGTGTGGAGCGCTGGACGACACCTCGGGGCTGTACATTCAGGTGGACCCGGTCGCCGATGACTCTGGCACGCCACGCGGGTTTCTGGCCGCGTTTTACAGTCCGTACAAGGGTCAGCAGACGCCAAGCAGGTATGGCGAGACCGAAGAGAAGGCCCGAGAAGCGCTTCTGGATGCACATGAGCTACTAATATAGCTACCCTAATGTTCGAAGGCCGTGGAAGTACCAAGGAGAGGCTCCCGTGGGTATGAGAAAACCGGAACAAGTGTTGTGGGACAGGCTGAGCGCGATCATGAAGGGTCGCTGGAGGGCTGACCGAGTAGAGAACAAAATACTGCAGGGGATGCCGGATGTCTACTTCGGCATTTCGGCACAGCTACATGGGTGGCTCGAACTCAAATCGCTGCCCGAATTCCCGAAGCTGGCCAAGACCACGGTGAAGGTGCCGCACTACACGCCATGGCAAGCGAACTGGCACTGGACCCACCGGGACTTCGGCACCCGATCCTGGATCGTGGTGGAATGCAAAGGGATAGCCTACGTGTTCTCGGCCCGCCAGTCGCTGGCGCTGTTCGAAGGGCTGAACGTGACGGAATTCAGGACGTCGGCGATAGTGGTAGATCTGCAAAAGGCGAATGATCTGGACATCATTGACGCGCTGCTGAGAGCGAGGTAGAATGCAATCACTCCCGCCCGGGGAGTCCGTATCGTAGGTCTAGGTGCGGCGCAGCAAAGCTTCAACAGGGTCTGTATCCGTTGTATCCGGTTCAGAACCCCCTCATGGAACACCTCATGGAACACCCTCTCCCAGTCGAAAAGAAGGCGATCTGTATCCGCTGTTACACACGCGCATGGGGGTATTGTCCTGTCGCAAGGCTGCGACAGAAATATCGCTAGACGACAGAACGGTATATACAACGGATACAAAGAATTCTGGGTTCTTCCGCACCCGCGTGGGAATTCGCGCTCGGAGTTAGTGGTCACTAACTTTTTGTATCCGTTAGTAAACTGATAATACGGATACAACGGATACAAAATCGTTATCAAAGTGTTAAGGTCTATAAACGACGTGAATTGTTGCACCGCAGCATTATAAACGACGTGAATGATTGTTCCAGCAGGTGGATACGGAGATTATCGGTGTTATTAGATAATTGACAATATCCGAAGTGCGGTGGTTTAATTCGCTCCATGGCTAAATATGAACTCATCACATTCGACGAGTTGGGTGCCGAAACCGTGGCATTTCACGAGGAACGAGCAGGGACTACCCTGCAAGCTCTGTTATCCGACATCATCGCTGGTCGTGCCCGGCTAGACGAAGGTTCCTCATCCACTCTCCCGCATTCTCTGGCTTGTAATGACCCGACTGTCCGGGCCGAGGGCTTGCTTAAGCAGCGCGAAGAGACCCGCGCATGGCTTATGCTCCAGATTTTGTCGGAATACCGGGGTGCCAATGACAAGGGCGAAAGGCGATTTTCGCTGAGTGCTGGTTACCGCAAGGCGGGTGTCTCTGCCATGACGGTCATCAAGTGGCGCGAAATCTATCCTACATTTAGCGCGATCGTCGATTCGGTTCAGGCCGAAATGGTCGAATCTCTCCGTGAGGAGGCCTACCGACGCGCAGCCATTGGCCACGATGAGCCTCTGGTGCACCAAGGTCTCAAGACCGGTGAAACCGTCAAGAAATTCTCGGATACGCTTTTGCAGTTCACCCTCATGGGGTATGATGCAAAATTCCGCAAGCAGGACATCAACATGAACCACTCCGGTTCGGTTGAGACCAACGTAAACATCGAGGGATTGCGTGATCGGCTCACCGAACGTCTCAAAGCGAAAGCCAAAGCAGAAAGTTCAGACGATAGTTGACCCCTCGAACATGGACGAGTTCGTATCTGAACTCACCGACGCCGAGGCGCTTGAACTGTTCTACGACTGGCACACATGGGCCAGAGCTAACCAGCGGGTGCCGATCGAGCAGGATTGGTGGACCGTCTGGATGATCCTCGCCGGTCGCGGTTGGGGTAAAACACGCTGTGGTGCCGAATTCGTGCGCTACCATGTCGAAAATGGTCTGGCCGGTCGTATTGCGCTGATCGCCGAGGATGCAGGTGACGCCCGGGATGTTATGGTCGAGGGTGAATCCGGAATCCTTGCCATTTCGCACCCGATGATGAAGCCGAATTTCGTACCATCGAAGCGGCGTCTCGAGTGGCCTAACGGTGCGATCGCCACCATTTACTCCGACGTGGATCCGGAGGCTCTTCGAGGCCCGCAGCACGACCTCTTTTGGTGCGACGAGTTAGCAAAGTACAAGAACCCGGACGCCGTATGGTCGAACCTGATGTTCGGTCTGCGACTCGGGCAAAAGCCACGCGGCTGCGTTACCACCACGCCCAAGCCGATTCCGATCATCCGCAAGCTGGTCGAAGATGTCCGCACGTTGGTGACCACCGGCACCACCCACGAGAATTTCGGCAATTTGGCCCCGACCTTCAGGGACGAGATCATCTCCGAGTACGAGGGCACGCGTCTCGGGCGGCAGGAACTATACGCCGAGCTTATCGATCCGGAAGATTACGGTATCGTAAAGCGCGAGTGGTTCCGGCTCTGGCCCGCCGATCGCGAGTTCCCGGAGTTCATCTACGTTTTACAGTCGTACGACCCCGCCTACACCGACAAGACGATCAATGACCCGACCGCATGCTCGGTCTGGGGCGTGTTTCGGCCATCGGAAGACAAGCCTATGTCGGTCATGCTCATCGACTGCTGGGAAGAGTTCATGATTTACCCCGACCTCAAGCGCAAAATGATCGACGAGTTCGAGTCGATCTACGGCGACCCGGGCAAGCGGGTGGATCAGGTGCTCATCGAGGAGAAGGCCTCGGGCCTGTCGCTGATTCAGGATCTGCAGCGGTCGGGACTGCCTGTTCGTGGGTACAACCCGGGGCGGGCGGATAAGACCCAGCGCTTGGCACTGATCGCCAACATCATCGAGCGTGGCCGGGTTTACATACCTGAATCGACACTCAAGCGTGGTCAGCCTCGGGATTGGGCCGAAAGGCTAGTTTCGCAGATCTGCTCCTTCCCAGAGAGCGAAAGGGATGATTTAATAGATACCACGTCGCAGGCGCTACGTCTGCTGCGTGACATGGGACTCATCAACATCGACCCCCCGCCCGCCGACGACGATTATGCAGACGAAGTCAGGCCGAGGATTAACCCATATGCGGTGTAAGCATGGCTGATAACGATATTGCGTCTGGATTACGTGACAAGTATTTTGGGCGTGGTAAGTCCAAGAAGGCCGCGCCGTCGGGTCCCGAATTTCGCGCCCGCGAGGAAAAATTCCCGCTGCTCGGTGCCACTGGCCGGGCGCTCAAATCGGTAGACGAGTTCGCCCGCAAGCCATTCGGCTACAGCAACCCACCGGCAGAGATCATCTCGGATCTAATGCAGATCCCGGCGCTCACCCGCACCATCGAGAACATCAATTACGGTTCACCCCTGACTCGCGGCACCGGCCAAGCCCGACAGCTAACGAAAGATACTAAAGGGGCGGCTGAGGCCCTACTTAATCTCGCGCCCGGTGCAGGTCCTTTAGTTCGCGCCAGCAAGGGCATGCCGATCGGAATGATTATCAGGCCCAAAGGATCTCAGACGATCGAAACCGGTCTGAAGAGTGACCTGGCCGGGATGATGAGGCGTCAGAACCCCGAAGCTGTGCTGGCTGAGCTTGAGCAAACAGCATCGAGGGGGTTTTCGGACGAAGCATCTCGTGGCATATTCGAGCGATCGATTGACGAAATGAAGAAGGAAGTCGCTCTAAAGAAATGGATCGAAGGCCCACTTGCCAAGTATATTAAGCGAGATATGGGTACGCCCGAGGACCCGGTGCGTCTGCTGGCCGAAGAGGGCATCACGCATACCGAATTCGCTCCGTATTTTGCTCAACCGACCGCCGACTTGCGCCGCTTGCGCGAGATGGAGGGGTACCCCAAGTACGGCGTAGCTGGTCGCCCAGAGGCACAGCGGTACGAAGCAATGGCGGATTTCGCACTGGATGAGCCTTATGTAGTCGGTCGCCCGGAGACTGCGGAGGCTTTTAATTTGGGTGGCCAGCAAGTTCCGGAGTGGATGAAGAAGCTACCTGAAGGCACCAAGGTGTTCGCGCCGCGTACCCGCAATATGGGCTTTGAGCACATTATCGACGTGCTGAAAGAGGATTTGGCGACTGGTCGGATCCGTCCCGATCAATTATCCAAGGTGTCGATGGAACAGGCAGTTCGTCGCACGCATGAATATAACATCGAAAAAGCCGCCGCCATGGAAAAGGCGGCAGTCGAAGAGACAGGTAAGAATTTCCCTCTGCATCGCGAGTACGAGTCAGGGTTCAGGTGGGTCAACCTACGGGCCAAGCCCGCCGCGACCCCAGATGAGCTAACGCCTAATGCCCGGTCTAAGTACGACCAGTACATGAAGGCGAACGTCGGTGAGGATGTAGCACTCGAGCGTGCGAACGATTATCATGTTGAGGAACTCACTGAAAAGGCGCTCAAGAATGAGGGCGAAATCATGGGTCACTGCGTCGGTAGTTATTGCGAGGACGTACTCTCGGGTGTCACCGACATTTATTCGCTGCGCGATCCCAAAGGCCGCTCTCATGTGACCGTCGAAGTCGCACATCGTACTGCTGATGATTATTATGATGCTGCCGAAACTGCCCTGCGTATGGAGCGTGGCGATGCCGAAATTCCGAGTGAAGACATTTATCAACGGGCCGAGGAAATCGCAAAAGCACAAACTGCAGGTGGCAAGATCGAGCAGATCAAGGGCAAGCAGAATGTCGCGCCGGTTGAGGAGTACCAGCCATATGTCGCGGATTTTGTACGTTCAGGCCAGTATGCACCGGAGATTGGCGATTTTAATTATACCGACATGGTTCGCATCGGTGATAAACTGATTCGTCGCCCAGAGTTTGAGCAGATCATGCAGGAACAGCAGTATGGTCGGAGTAGTGACCCCGCCACCACTCTGGATTGGATGAAACGGGCTAGTCGAATGGATCCGAACACTCTGATGGAAGTAGACCAGCAGATGCTGGAGGCAATCCGAAATTTCGAGCCTCCCGGTATGGCAGAAGGCGGTTCGGTGGATCTTCGCACGAGGTATTTTGGTCCGGCCCGCCAACGTTCGAGCGAGGACGCTTACCGCGACATGATCGGTCAGGCATCGTCGGATTTTTCTTCACTGCTGGCCGGAATGCTGCCACCGGTCAATGACGCATACGAGCGACCCACGTTGGCTGATTTTTCGCCCACGCAGTTCGAGATGCTTCAGCCGATTGAAATGATTCAGTAAAGGACTAACATGGATGAGTTGATGCCCGCGATGCCTGAGGGCTTGCCCGAAGGACCGGAAGATGCCGAAGGTATGGTGATCGACTTCAACCTGCTCGAAGAAGACACCGACGTCGAGGAGCTACCCGATGGCTCGGCGATCGTAAAGCTCGAGCACGCTGGTCCGCAGGATGATGAGGAGTTCTACGCGAACCTGTCCGAGGACATGAGCAATTCTGAGCTTAGCACGCTCGCGACCAACTACCTCAGTTACGTCGATAAGGACAAGGAGTCCCGCAAGAAGCGCGACGAGCAGTATGAAGAAGGCATCAAGCGTACTGGTTTGGGCCACGATGCGCCGGGCGGTGCGAACTTCCAAGGCGCTTCACGAGTGGTGCACCCAGTCATGGCCGAGGCGTGCGTGGACTTCATGTCGCGGGCGATCAAAGAGTTATTCCCGCCCGATGGTCCGGTGCGCACGAACATTCTGGGCGAGGTCACCGAAGATAAGCAAGAGGTCGCCGAGCGCAAGCGTGATTACCTGAACTGGCAGCTTACCGAGCAAATCGAGGAATTCCGTGACGAGATGGAGCAGATGCTCACTCAGTTACCACTCGGCGGCTCGCAGTACATGAAGCTCTGGTACGACGAGGAGAAGAAGCGCCCGTGCGCCGAGTTCATCCCGATTGATGACATGATTTTGCCGTTCTCGGCAGCGAACTTCTACACCGCTCCGCGTGCGACCGAGGTGCACCACATCACCCAGCTGGAATACGAGCGCCGGGTGTCGGCAGGTCTGTACCGCGATGTATCCATCGTACGGGCGTCGATGGTACCTGACCAGACGGGTCCGGAAAAGGCGACGGCCAAGATCGAGGGCAAATCGGCAGACGATAACGTCGATGGGCTGCGCGATGTGTATCACATTTACACATGGCTCGAACTCGACGATGATAAGATATCGAAAGGTCATCTAGCACCGTACATTTTGATGATCGACGAGAACGATCGCGAAGTGTTGGGCGTGTACCGGAACTGGGAAGAGGGCGACGATACGATGACGAAGCTGGATCACGTCGTCGAATTCAAGTTTATCCCATGGCGCGGTGCGACCGGAGTGGGCTTCCCGCATCTGATCGGTGGTCTATCGGCGGCACTGACTGGTGCCTTGCGTGCATTGATGGATTCGGCGCATATTAACAACGCCGCCACGATGCTCAAGCTCAAGGGAGCCAAGATTTCGGGCCAGAGCACGCAGGTCGAAGTCACTCAGGTGGCCGAGATCGAGGGTGCGCCGGGTGTGGATGATGTCCGCAAGATCGCCATGCCGATGCCGTTCAACCCGCCGAGCGAGGTGCTGTTCAAGCTCATGGGATGGCTGACCGACGCGGCCAAGGGCGTGGTCACCACCTCGGAAGAGAAAATCGCGGACATCACGTCGCAAGCGCCGGTCGGTACCACTCAGGCGCTGATCGAGCAGGGTGCACACGTATTCTCGGCAATTCACGCTCGTCTGCATAATTCGCAGTCGCGACTGCTGAAGATCTTGGGCCGTATCGACCGGTGGTATCTGGAAGACATGCGCAAGGGTGATGTAGTCGCCGAGCTTCCGATTCGTCGCGAGGATTTCGTACGCAATACCGACGTGATCCCAGTGTCGGATCCGCACATCTTCTCGGAAACGCAGCGGATGGCGCAGAATCAGGCGATCATCCAGCTGGACAAGGCGTACCCGGGCGTGATGGATCCGAAGGCGATCGTCAAGCGCACGTTGAAGCAGCTGAAGGTTCCGAATATGAAGGAACTGATGCCCAACATGCCGGAGCCGGTCGAGCTTAACGCTGCCGAGGAGAACGTCGCCATGTCGCTCGGTCGCGGCGCGTTCGCGTACCCGCACCAGAATCACCTCGCCCACTTGCAGACGCATCTGGATTTCGCAGCGAACCCGATCTACGGTTCGAACCCGATCATCGCGCCGTCGTTCATGATGAACGCGGTCGAGCACATCAAGCAGCATTTGGTGCTCTGGTATTCGGCGCAGATGCGCGGGTATGTCGAGGGTGCACTCGGTGCGCCGGTTAAAGATTATGATATGCCTGCGATCACCGCGCAGGTGGACAAGCTGTTCGGACTAGCATCGCAGCACGTAAATCAGGACGCACTCGGCATGTTCGAGAAGGTCCTGCCAGTGTTGCAGCAGATGGTCCAAACGGCTGCGCAGTACAAACCGACCCCGCCTCTGGATGGAGCGGATCAGGTTTTCAAAGAGACTTCGCTTGCCGAGACTCAGCGTCGTGCACAACGCGACGTGAAGGAGCTTTCGATTATGGAACAGAAAGCTCAGGACGAGTCGCTGATGAAGTTGAAGGAGATGCAGGTAAAAGTCGCGCTCGATGCGGTGGACAATCTGACCGAAGAGCGCATCAAATCCGCAGAACTGACGCACGATGCCGCGATTTTGCAGCACGAGCAGCAGAAAACTGCAATGTCCGTGCTTCAGGAAGCACAAAATGCTATAGGAGGCCTAGATGGCACAGAATCAAGACCAAGCCCAACAATCGGCGGCGGTTCCCCAGCATAAGCGTTTGGCGCAGGACGTGCCAAGCACCGGTACTAAAGTACCTGCAGGTGGTATTCCGGGACCAAACCCATCGCGCCCGATCAATTATTGATCGATGCGCCTACTTGAAGATCTGATCGCTTCGTTAGAGAAGCGGAAGTCAGATATTGCGAATTCACTGGCCGAGGGTCACGCCTCGTCCATGGAATCCTACAGAGGTCTTGTAGGTCAACGCCAAGGCCTTCAGATGGCTTTGGATATTTTGAACGACCTTTTGGAAGAAAAGGATGAAGATGAATGACCTTTTACCGGCGTCTTCGCATGAAGCGACGCTCGAGGAAGCATTTCCTCAGGTTGATCCGGGAGCAGTACCTGTTGGTGGTCGAATTCTTGTGCAATGGCGTCAGACGCGCAAGACGGTCACTTCGGCGGGAATTGTGATAGTCGAGGAGACCAAAGAGACCGAGAAGTGGAACAATCAGGTGGCAAAGGTCATCGCGGTTGGGCCGCTTGCGTTCAAAAAACGGGATACGCTTGAACCATGGCCGGAAGGCAACTGGGTCAATGTGGGCGATTATGTCCGCATGCCCAAATGGGGCGGCGACCGTTGGGAGGTGCCGATGGGTGATGATGAGTCGGCGCTATTTTCGATATTTAACGATCACGAAGTCATCGCCAAGGTGACTGGTAATCCGTTGAATGTCAAGGCATTCCTGTGAGCGAGGCGGTTATGAACCAGACTGAAAAGATGGAGATGCAAATCGCCGAGGACGTAGATGGCTCGGCGATAGTAAAGATCGAGGGACTCGAGGATGGACCTGCTCCTGATGACGATAAAATGGCTGACGGTGGTAGTGCTCGTTCTAACGACGACCATGATGATAGTGACGATGATGCTGATGCACAGCGTGATGAGGAAGAGGCGCAAGCTGCTGGTCGCACTGAAGACGAGCGGGAGGCGATTCGGGCGGCGCGGCGGGAGGAGCGAAAGCTTAAGAAGAAGCTCCACCGCGAGAAGGCCCGAGAGTCTAATCATCTGATCGAGTCGCTCAAGCGGCAAAATACTGAGATGGCCGACCGGTTGGCGGCTCTCGAGAAGCGTTCCGCTGGTGCCGATATGGCCAGGATGGAGAAGGCTATCGAGGATGCTAATCTGCGCATGCAGTATGCCAAGGTACGCATGGCCGAGGCGGCAGACGCCCGCAATGGTCAGGCTCTGGCCGAGGCTCAGGAGCAGTGGTACGAGTCTCGTCGGCAGATCGAAGCCCTCGAAGGGATGCGCAAGAAGGCCACGTCGCAGGACACGCAAAATGCTAACGTTCCGAAGGCTCCAGATATCCGGATGCAGCGTAAGGCGGCAGCTTGGATGGAGCGTAACAAATGGTACGACCCCGAAGCGAAGGATACCGACTCCGCCGTCGCGACCAAGATCGACGAGTCTCTGGCGGAAGAGGGATGGGATCCGACGACCGACGAATACTGGGACGAACTCGACGACCGCTTGACAAAGTATTTGCCTCACAGGTATAATCGCAGCACTGAAACCAGACGGTCCTCAACAAGGACGCCTCGATCCGTGCAAACTGGAACTGGTCGTGAAGCTTCGAGTACTGCCCGCCCGGGAGAGTTTGGACTCTCACCCGAGCGTGTCCGTGCTATTAAAGAAGCTGGCATGTGGGAAGATCCCAAGTCACGCCAGAAGATGATCCAGAAATTCGTGGAATATGATCGCAATCAGAGAGGCCAATCATGAAAGATGAACGTCTGAAAAAGAATCTAAACGCCGGTGGTCGCGAGTCTCGCGCAATGCAAGACGATAGAGCACGACCTGCGGATGATCAACTAGCAAGCGCCGAGGAGCGTCGTAGGATGTTCCGATCAGAGTGGATCCAAGAAGCCTTGCCCACTCCTCCGGATGTCCCCGGATACCACTTATGCTGGCTTTCCACCACCAACGCATACGACCCGATCCATAAACGCATTCGTCTAGGTTACGAACCCGTAAAAGCCGAGGAACTACCGGGCTTTGATACGTACAAGGTGAAAGCGGGCGAACTCACTGGTTTTGTCGCTTGTAATGAGATGGTGCTGTACAAGATGCCTGACGAGATTTATCAGCAGTTGATGGCTGAAGTACACCACTATGCTCCTCAAGAAGAGGCCGACAAGATTCGTGTGCAGGTCGAGCAACTCCAGTCGGTGCGCGACAGTAATGGTCGTCGTCTCGGCGGGGTGGAAGGTGAAGGCATGAGTTCCTTTGATAAACATCTCCCGCCACCGATTTTTCAGTGACGGGTCCTCGTTAGGAGCACATTATGTCTGCAATTAATGCTCCGTTCGGCTTGCGCCCTGCTTTTCACCCTTCGGGTCTGGATCGCGCTCAAGCGCTGGCTGGCGGTATTGTTTCGGCGTTCGCGTCGAACATTCTTAAAGGTCAACCAGTCCGTTACGTCACCGGTGGTGTCATCGAGCCTGCAGCAGCTGGTCAGGCTTTCGTTGGCGCTTTCGCAGGTGTCGAATGGACTGACACTACTGGTCGTCGTCGCGTATCGAACTACTGGCCCGCAAACACTGCGTACCAGACCGGTTCGTGCGTAGCGTACTTCTATGCTGACCAAAACATCGTGTATGAAATCCAAGCTGACGGCTCGTTGGCCCAGACTTCTCTGGGTGATGAGGCTGATCTCTCGAACACCACTGCGGGTTCGAGCGTAACTGGCTTGTCGCAATGCACGCTGTCTACCACTCTGGCTGGTGCTGGCAATAGTGCGCAGATGCGCATCATTGACTTGGCTCCTCTTGTCGATAACGCTTGGGGCGATGCTTTCACGGTCGTCCGCTGCAACATTGCCGAGTATCAATTCGGTCCTGTTGCAGGCACCGCTATTTAAGAAGGGAGGGACTGAACTATGGCAGCCCCGATGAGAAGTACAGACTTTCGGAGTATTGTTGAGCCTATCCTTAACGAATGCTTCGATGGCATCTATGACCAGCGTGCCGACGAATGGTCGCGTGTTTTCCGCGAACAACAAGGCATCCCACGTAACTACCACGAAGAGCCAGTTCTGTATGGCTTTGGCGCGGCTCCCGAACTGCCTGACGGTACTCCTGTATCGTATCAGCAGGGCGGCGTGCTGTTCCTCAAGCGCTACGTCTACAAGGTCTACGGTCTGGCATTCGCCCTGACCAAGGTCCTCGTCGAAGATGGCGACCACATCCGCATTGGTCAGACCTACGCTCGCCATCTGGCGCAGTCGTTGATCGAGACCAAGGAGACTCTGTCGGCGAACGTATTGAACTACGCGTTCAACTCGGCATATCCGGGCGGTGATGGCGTGCAGCTGAACAGCAATGCACACCCGATCGTGAACGGTACGGCATCGAACCTGTTGACTACTGCGGCTAACCTGTCGCAGACGTCGCTCGAGCAGATGCTGATTCAGATCCGTCAAGCAGTGGACAACAACGGCAAGAAAATCCGTCTGGTCCCGACCCAGTTGGTCGTGGCACCGGGCAACGTTTTCCAAGCCGAAGTGCTGCTGAAGTCGGTTCTGCGTTCAGGTACCGCGAACAACGACATTAACCCAGTGAAGTCGATTGGTCTGTTGGCCGAAGGCGCGACCGTAATGTCCCGTCTGACCAACCCCAACGCATGGTGGGTTCAGACTGATGCACCAGAAGGCATGAAGCTTCTGATGCGTCGTCGTCTGGAGAAAACCATGGAAGGCGATTTCGAAACTGACTCGATGCGCTACAAGGCCACCGAGCGTTACGACGTTGGCTTCACCGACTGGCGTGCTATGTACGGTACCCCGGGCGTCTAAACCAATCAGGGGGCTTCGGCCCCCGTTATAGGAGAATGAAATGGCAACCTATATTGGTTCTACGCTGCGCACGGGTACTGATGCACTGTCGGATACGGTCGATGGCGGTTTCGTAGTGGTGTCCCAATCGGTCACTGTTACATCGTTGTCGTCTGGTAACGCCGCTGTAGGCTCGGTTACTCTACCTGCAGGATCTCAGATCATTGAGATGTACGCGGACAAGATTGTAAACTGGGTCGTCGGTGGTGGTTCAGCTACTGCTCTAAACGTATCAGTTGGTTCCACTTCCGGTGGTGCTCAGTACATGGATGCCACTGATGTGGCTTCTGTTGCTCGCACCGCAGGTACTCTGACCGTGGCAGATGTTGCGGCTATGGCGGACATTGGCACCAACACCGTCGTTTATTGCACTGTTGACCCCAACGGTACTGTGTCTACTACTCAAGCGCAGATCAAATTCACCATTGTGTACGCTCAAAAAGCGGCTTAAGGAGAATAGATCATGGCTGAGTTTAAACCGATGGTCAAGATGCAGACCACCGAGCCTTCTGTTGTATTGAAGCTCAAAAAGGGTGGTCCTGTAAAAATGGCATTTGGTGGTAAGATGGGTAGTTCGATTGGTCAGGCGGTTCGCAGAGCGACTTCATCTGTAGCACCGACTGCCAAGGCCCTACCTCGTATGGCTTCGGCAGTAGCCGAGGCGGCGAAAAAGGCTGTTGCTGCGAAACCTACCCCACAGGCATCAGGTATGAAGGTGCCCGCAGGTATGGGCGCGGCAGTAGGAAAGATGGTGAGCAGCATGCCATTGATCCGAGGCCGTGGCATGAAGGAAGGCGGCGAAAGCTCACGCATGCACGCCAAAGAGATGTCCAAGCTTTCGAATCTCGAGAAAGAGATGAAGAGTCACGAAGGCAAGAAGGCATCTGTTGCTCACAAAGGACTGAAGACCGGTGGTGTGGTCAACGGTCAGGGTGGCTTCAAGACTGGCGGCGTGGTCAAAGGGCAGGGCGGTTACAAAGAGGGTGGTGCAGCAAAAAAGCACTACGCTACGGGGGGAGTTGTTAATTCGGGCGCTCCCGTAGCTATGCCCAAGAAGCCTGCTTCAAAACCTGTTCGAATAAACGAACTTGCCGGTACATTTCGTAACGGTGGGGGCGTGAGCAAGAAGTGTTAAGAACGGCAGGGGGCTTCGGCTCCCTGTTTTTTATAAAGATTCGGAGAGACGGATGGGAACTTATTCTTCCGCAACGCGCCAAGGGGCGTATGAGCCGTTTGATTTACAAGTATCCCGTGGACAGGTAGACGGTCACGTCGGTCTCGAGATTTTTGGCTTTACACCGAACATTTCTAATACAGCGTCAGGTCCGATGTGGGAAGGGCAGACTCAATCCGGCGGTTTGTACTCATATCCCGGATCCGCTGCTCCTTTGGTATTGGTGAGCACTTCAACATCTGACACTTCGGCACTGAGTGTACGAATTGAAGGCTGTGGCGCTGGTTTTGCTCCTCTGACGGAAACGATTGCGTTGAACGGCACCACTAATGTGACGACTACGAATTCATTCCTCCGCATCAATGGTATGTACGTGACCAACGGCACCAATGTCGGGGTCATCACTGCAAAAATCAGTTCGACCACTTACGCGCAGATCAACGCAGGTGTTGGTCAGACGCAGATGTCGATTTACACGGTGCCAGCGGGTTACACCTTTTACTTGTCGTACACACAGTATGACGCTGCGATCGGTTTTACTTCAAGCGCATTCATGACCGCGCAAGAATACAACAAAGACAATACAACAGGTGCTGTCACTCTGACACATCAGACAGTATTCGTGCAGAAGCAAGAAACCCCGTTCACCACGCCCATCCTCCATCCGGAAAAAATGGATATCCAGTTCTGCGTGAAATCGAGTTCTGGTGGACCGCTTAACTGCAGCATGTATGCGGGTGGTTACCTTATAAAGAACCCCGACTAATCGTGCCCTCCAAATCGAAAGCTCAATTCCGGTTGATGAAGGCGGTCGCGAGCGATCCCAAAGTCGCCAAGCGGGTGGGTATTTCGCAAAGCACCGCCTCCGAGTACACCGAGTCGAACGTCGGCAAGAAGTCGTACGGCAAGCTACCAGACAGGATGAAGGACGGAGGCCCAGCGCTGGCCGTCGGGCGTGGCGAGAAGATGCCCGTTGAAAAAGGCGCGGGTTTGACGGCAAAAGGTCGGGCAAAGTATAATAGGGAGACTGGAAGCAATCTGAAGGCTCCGCAGCCCGAAGGTGGTTCTAGAAGAGATTCATTCTGCGCCCGGATGGGGCCGGTGGCCAAAAAATCGGATACCGGATCTAGAGCCAGAGCGTCGATGAAGCGTTGGAATTGTCCGGGCTGGTAAATACTTGGAGTCAATATGGCGGATTTAAGAGAATTAGCACGCGAACTCGAGAGAAAACGCGCAAGAGGTGAAGTCACCGACGTTGATGAGACGACTTTCAATGCGATGGACGCCGCCGCTGGTCTGAAGGACATCGAAGAGGATTTCAAGAAGACACGCGATCGCGATCTGCGTCGTCGTACGCCTCAGGAGCGCATGCGAGAAGCGATGTCGGGCCTTGAGAACATGCGCAAAGGCGGCAAGGTTAAATCGTCGATGAAGAAAACGTCGAATTGGTAAGGTAGACTAATGGCGTATTCAGGCACTGTGGGACTCACCAAGATATCGGTCCAAGATATGATCGATGACGGTGCTCGTTGTGCCGGTAAACTCGCTGAAGAACTGACGGTCGAACAAGTACAGGCATCAAAGCGTTTTCTGTTTTATCTGTTGTCCGATCTTGTAAACATCGGCATTCAGTATTGGTGTATCGACAAGAAGGTCTACGGTCTCACGCCTGATAAAAGCATTTATCTGCTGCCGATCGGCGGTGTAGACACGCTGAATGTGCTGTATCGAAATATGAACCGCCAGTCCGGCCAGTACACATCTTCGGCTGGTGGAGTGGTCGCGAACGTTTATGATAACAACACCAGCACATTCTGTCAGCAGTCATCAGCAAATGGCAATATCTCGGTGTTCTTCGGCACAAACGATCCAGTATTCGTCGGCAGCATCGGAATTCTGCCGTACGTCGCCGGTGGCGGTTCAACGACTTGGAACATCATTTACGAATATTCGGTAGATGGTATCACTTGGCTCACGCTTGAGGATCTGGGCACCGTCGCGGTCACTGATAATGAGTGGATATGGACCGATATTGAGCCGGGACAAACCGTCGAATATTATCGAGTACGTGCTTATAGCGGCACGACACTCGCGTTGCGTGAATTCTACCTCGGTAACATGGCGCGGGAAGTGCCGATGGCGCGTCTGAACCGCGATGACTTCACCAATCTGCCAAACAAAGACTTCACCGCGAATCAGCCATACCAGTTCTGGCTTAATCGAACTATTCCTCAGGCCCAGATTCAACTATGGCCGACACCATCGAATGCATTCGTGCAGATGGTTGTGTATTATTCGAGGCAAATCCAGGACGTCGGGCAACTGTCTGGTGAACTCGAGATACCCCAGAGATGGTATCTAGCTATTCAGGCGATGTTAGCACACCGCATGTCGGTAATTCTTCCGCAGGTCGATCTTAATCGAGTGGCATATTTGAAGGTCGAAGCGGCAGAGTGCTTGAATCGAGCTGAACAAGAAGAACGCGACAAGTCGCCGATCTACTTTGCTCCGAATATCTCAGTGTATACGAGATAGTTATGCCGGTATTTCTCGATACCCTCGGATATTCTACACTGGCCATCGCGGTATGCGACAGGTGCAAGATGAAGCGTCCTCTGGCCACTCTGAGTGCCGATTTTAACTTTCCGGGGCTTCGAGTATGCGATCAGGGGTGCAAAGACGAATTCGACCCATATCGACTACCGGCTAGAAAGACCGAGAGAATTAATCTGAGGTTTCCGAGACCCGATGTCGATATTGCAGTGACGTATTCCGGTATTACGACGAATGCTCCGAATGAGTTTGTGATATCTCCGGAGCAGAACACGGACAATCCAGAAAACAACGGTAATCTGGACAATTTGAGCACGAGTCCATAATGGCTAATGTACAGATCACGCAATTACCTGCAGCAGGTCCCATTACTGGTTCTGAATTAGTTCCTGTAGTCCAGAATGGTGTTACCGTGCGCACGACGGCGGGTGCGATATCTTCTGCACCCAATCAGACACAAACGTTCATCACCAGAAATCAAGAGCCGACCCTACCAAATAGTCGATACCTATCGACGGGTACTGGACTGGGTCTCACTGATAACGGCGCATTAAATCCGCTGCAGATCACACTCAACGGAGCATCGGGAAGCCTCGAAGCTGCAGGTACTGGGATCATCGCTAAGACCGCCGGTAATGCTGTAACGCCTCGCACATTATCGACGTCGGGTGCTGGACTTACAGTCACTGATGGAAATGGGGTGTCGGGTAATCCGACGTTCGCTCTGAGTGGTATCGCAGCAGCAATAGCCAACATCAGCGGCACGGGACTGCTCGCATTCCAAAATGGCACTACTGCAGG